ATGGCAAGCGAATATTCACTGACAGACGTACTGGAACGGTTTTATCAAAATCAACTGGCCTTGGAGGCAGCAGTGATGGAATTGACTCTTTGGGCAGAGCAGCAAAACGCTTTAGAGCTCGGTGAGAATGTTCGCGGAGCGCTTCATACGATTGGTGAAAATGCAGGGCATATGAGGCAAGGTTTGGCTCGCTTGAAGGGTTTGGATTCGCTGTAGGCACACGAAGAAATCCGACCCGTTCTCTCACAATGCGACAGAATAACTTAGTAGCTTTTATCAGTACTTCTCATGATTTATAAGATAACGAATGTGCCGTGCTTCATTTGCGTAGCTCCTTGCCCTTCTTACGTCTACGTCCAGCCTCTCAATCGCCTCCTGCGCATCAGGCTCTGTCGAAGACTTTTCAACCAGGCGCACGAGCCTGAAAAGCGTCCAAGTGGAGATTAGAACTAGGTCCTGAAAGGGCTCATCAATGTAGGCATCTCCGACAGGCTTGTTCCGTAGTTCCTGATGCCATGCAGGATTCTTCATAAACGATGGTGTGCCTCCCCCTTCAATCGCTAGAAGATAACCGTGAACAAGGCTATTGCGGTACTCATTCAGATCTTCAGCTACCAGTGCCGCGACTTGCAGTACCGCGTTGCACTTATCGCTAAGCTTGGAGCTCCCCTGACCAAGGCGTTTGAATTGATCCTCAGATTTCATCTTTTCGGTAAAGGGTCGTACTCCGGCTACAGAACTATCTGAAAGCGTCCAGAGTGCACGCTCCAACGTCGTTTCGAATAGACCATATGCCACGATAAAGGCCCCAATCATCATTAGGTTATTTGGCATAAGGCCCAGTTGATATAGCCGAGCTTGTATTTTTAATGACTCGGAGGGGTAGTCGTATGGCATATGGTTTATCCAAACTTTTAGGGAGCACACGCTTGCCAATTTAACAGGTAGCAAGAATGTCCTCCCTGGCTGCGGGAGAAATCAGCATAGCAGCCAATATGGAAACGCTTCTCAATTTATTCATGCACCCAGCTTGCCTATGCGCAGACAACAAACTCATTTCCGGTTGGAAACGGAAGGAATTTAGTATCGGTCCGGCTCATTCCAATGCAAAAAAATGGCCATGAGCTATCATGCAATCTCAAACCTCTGCCGATGGGATCGAATATGGAAATCATAATTTCTAACTGCAACAATATAGATAGCGGAACTCTGCAGATCATCCCAAACAAGCTCAACATTAAATATGCGACAAACGGCAGTGGAAAAAGCACAATCGCAAAGGCGTTAGCGTACTCCATCACTGACAGACTCTCGGGCACAAGAAAACTACTAGAGCTCACATCATTTAAAAACAATCAAAACAAGGACGCCACCCCTAAAATACAAGGAGCAGAAGAAATAACAAAGCTAAGAATATTTGACGAAGCTTATATTAACGACTTTGTATTCCAAGCCGATGAACTAGTAAAAGGCAGCTTTGATATATTCATACGAGACAAGGACTACGAGTCCGGCATGGAGGAGATAAAATCCTTAACCAACGACATGAAAGACCTTTTAGTCGGCGACCCTGAAATCGAAATATTAATATCAGACCTGACAGAGCTTTCAAGTGCATTTGGAAAGCCGGTAAAAACGGGATTCCATGCTTCAAGCGGTATTGCCAAAGCACTAAAATCAGGTAACAAAGTCGCCTCAATACCGAAAGGACTGGAGAGATTTTCCAACCTAATCCAACACGAGCAAAATTATAAATGGGTAAAGTGGCAACAAGAGGGCCTCCCTTTTTTAGAAATATCATCTGATTGCCCCTACTGCACGCACGATGTAAAAGACACAATCGAAATTATTAACAATGTTACTAAGACCTACGACTCCAAGTCCATCGAAAGCCTCAACAAGACTGTAGCAATCTTTTCAAAACTTAATAAATACTTTGCAGACATCACACGCACAAACATTGATAGTTTTATAAAAAACATCGATGGCTATACGGATGCGCAAGCAGAATACATTCGCGAGGTATGGAGCCAAATTGACCGTCTCTCAGAGAGTTTAAAAAGAGCACAAAACCTAGGGTTCGCCTCATTTAAAAATGTGGATGTGATTATTGAAGAGTTGAGAAACCATAAGATAGATCTCAACCTATTCGTTCACCTTAACTCTCAGAGCACTCAAGATAAAATCCAGCTTGTAAACAAAGGGATTGATGGCTTACTGGAAAAGGCAGGAAAACTACAGGGCAGCATAACAAAGCAAAAGAAACTTATAGAGAAGCTAGTTAAAATTAACGGCTCCGGAATTAATGACTTTTTGCGTAACGCCGGATACAGCTATTCAGTGAAGCTTATTGAAGACGGCGAAAACTACAAGCTCAAGTTACTTCACAATTCTACTGAGGGGGAGATTGACAACGTTCGATCCCACCTTAGCTATGGCGAGAGAAACGCGTTTTCACTAGTGTTATTCATGTATGACTGCTTAAAGACCGAAGCTGAGTTAATTATACTTGACGATCCTATCTCATCATTTGATAAAAATAAAAAATACGCCATCGTCGATGCTCTTTTTCGTAAAGAAAACTCTTTCCGAGAAAAAACTGTTCTACTTCTCACTCACGACTTTGAACCTGTAGTAGACATGATGCTGCATCACCCTGACCGCTTTATAAAACCTGCCGTTTACTTCTTAGAAAACAACTCCGGTCAATTAAACGAAAAAAACATAGACCGATCTGATATCAAAACCTTCATAGAGATCGCTATTAGCAACTCTAAAACTGACTGCCACGACATAAACCGCCTAGTGTACCTACGCCGATACTACGAAATCATTCAAAACAAAAAAAACAGCTTCGACATTTTGTCTAGCCTTTTCCACAAAAGAGCGACCCCCTCAAAAAAATCTGTGGATGGCATTTTTACAGAACTAACTGAGGAGGAAATAAATGATGGAACTAAACATATCAACTTATTCGTTGAAAATTTTGAGTATAAGAATCTAATTAAATTAGTACAAGACGATGCACAAATGAAAATACTGTACTTTTCATCAAAAAATAACTATGAAAAACTTCATATATACAGGATGTTGTTTGACGGAAAGGAGAAAGATATTGAATCTGACGTGATACGTAAATTTATCAATGAAGCTTTCCACATCGAAAATAATTACATCTACCAACTCAACCCATCTCAGTTCCAGCTTGTGCCTCAGTACGTTATAGATGAATGTGACACATTTATAGCCGGCTTATAGGTAGGTTTAAGGTATGCGGCGCACTGAACTGCCAGCGCCGCATACCGCTGCATAAGGTTCACGCGTAAGACTAAGGAAAGCACAACGGCGCATGGATCCCTGCCATCTCCATATCTCGCTATCGGCTTTTCATGTTGACCCAAGGGAAAGAGGTTAGGAGGGTAAGTTTTTTGCTAAGCGCCCTGAACGCCTTGTTTTTTATGGATTTTCTAAGCGTCGGCAAGGTTAGCTTTTTGGTTAGGTCTGGTTATTTCCTAACCTTTACTAGTGTTAAATATTCAATATATAAATTCCTTTAAAAACAAATAGTTAGGAAAAGCTAACCTTTTACCTAACCCAACCTAACCCATCAAAGTTAGGTCTCAACCCCAACAAATACGGGCCTGCTAAGCCCAAAGCCCCCCTTCAAAAAAAAACTAACCTTTTTCCCGAGGCACCTACTGATTTCAGCCGTTCGTGCCTGCTTATAAGCGTTGCGAAAAACATCCACCCTCGCAGGGTTCCGCAGGTTTCTGCCCCCTCCAAAACGCAAAGCAAGCGCCCAGCCTGAGCAGCCTAAAGAGGTTCGCAGGTGCGCAGAAAAAACCACCCATTTAGCCCGCAGGCGAGGTGGGGGGACGACGGCGCGCGCCGGGTGATGAAGCACGTCACTGCCCCGATGTAGCACGCCTGTACCCCGAACGTGGCACGCCAACTCCCCGCCTACGTCGGGCAGCTCGTAGGGTGTCGCCCGCGCAGACTCGAAAGGCCCGTGTTTATTGGGCCGCGCAGCCGTTTACGCTTGCCGTGATACCCTGCAAATGCTATGTTGAACTGGGTTTTTTCATGCTGATGAAGGACAAACTTTCACCTATCCAAGCTGACTTTTCCGACCCAATCCCTCCTCCCCCCTTACAGCTCGTCGCCTCAAATCGCGTCGCGATCAAACGTCACTTACTGTATACACATACAGTATTGGATTCATGCCCATGAACGATGATGACGACACCCTCGGATGGCTTGGCCTCCCCACCCCACTGCAGATGTACCGACAGCATTGCCGTTTACTGGAGAACGAGATCCAGGAACTGAACCTGCAATTACGCAAAGCGCGGGAGGATGTTTTCGGAATCAGTCAGATGTTGCTGGCTACCGAGGCGAAGAACACCGAGTTCGCCGGATACCTCCGTCAGAGAGGCGGTGAAGCGGCTGAGATGCGAAAGCAGATCAACACGCTGACGACCTCCCTGGGCGCAAGTCAGCGCGAAGTCGAAGGCCTGAAGCGAATCGTCAACGAGATGAGACCTCGACCGACCGCGATTGTCTAAGATCAGAAGGAAAGAGGGATTGGCCATGTGCGGAAGACTTTCGCAGTACCGGGGAATTCACGACTTTGTTGCGGCATTGAGCATGCCCAATGCCCTTGCAAACTCCGTGGGTGATCAACCCATCGAACGCTACAACGTGGCACCAACGACCGAAGTTGCTTTGTTACACCTACAGGGCGACTTACTGCACGCCGATCCGGTGCGTTGGGGTTGGCGACCACATTGGGCGAAGGATCGGGCCGCGCCGATCAATGCACGCGTGGAGAAGGTCGCCCACGGCCCGTTCTTCCGGACGATTTGGCCTCACAGGGCGATCACTCCTATCGACAATTGGTTTGAGTGGGTAGATGAAGGTGGCCCCAAGAAACAGCCCTACCTGATCCGCAAGCGAGACGGCTCACCCATCTTGTGCGCGGCCATCGGCCAACTACCAGACGCTGATGAAGGCCCAGGCGAGCATGACGGCTTTGTGATCATCACCGCCGACAGTGCTGGCGGCATGTTGGACATTCACGACAGGAGGCCCGTGGTATTAGCACCGGACCTCGCCCGCGAATGGCTGGACCTGGCAACACCAAAAGAGCGTGCCGAGCAAATGGTGTTGCACCAAGGCGAGCCGGTCGAGGCCTTTGAATGGTTCAAGGTCAGCAGCGCCGTGGGCAACGTGAGAAACAGGGAAGCACGTTTGATTGAGCCCTTACCCTAGAAGATCCCGCCCACCGCACTTGGCTTCCAATTGCCACAGCTTTCGGCTTCGGCCTCACTCGGCGGCCAGCGTGTTGCGTAGAATCATGCATCTGGTAGTAATATGCTGGCCCACAACCATCGAGGGTTAGCAAGCCAATTGCTATTCGAACATGCGGAAAATCGAATAACTTCTAGTAGCTGCAACTTTAAACACTAAGAATTAGGGATAATTACTGTGGGCAATGTGAATCTAGATTCAACATATGAAAAAATGTACATCTACGAAGAAGAGATAAAAGACAGCATAAGTATAAAAACCCAGCTTATATTTACAGCGATTTTTATTTTAATTTCAACAACTGTATATCTTGCTCGCTTTCTAGACTTCTCTGTTAAGCCAGACATAGCCTACGTCATCGTATTTCTTGTATGCCTCGTAGTAATCACTGCTGCCTTTTCAACCTATTTCAATTTCAGAGCCTTTAGCGGATCTGAATTCAACAGAATGCCCTATGCCTCAAGGGTCCAAGAATATTATGAGGAACAAATTCAATACAACATTGATGCCGAACAATACAATTCTGCTGTGGCCCCAGATGACGCCATAGAATATTTAGACCCCAAAAAGGAGACCGAAGCTTTTATCTCCAGAACTTACATAAATTGCGCAACGCATAACGCACTAATCAACGAAGAACGCTCAAGATGGGTATTCAAGGCGCTTGCTGGCTTTCTTTTAGCGTGCATCCCCCTCGCTATAGCCAGCTTACTATTTGTAGTTTTTGACATGGACACATCATCCCCTCGCAAAAACCTATCTATAAAAGACAGCTATGTTGGGGGAGAGATTTCGTCATTGAGAAACCAACTGGCTACTTCACCTAAGTCCGACGCAATAGCAGATCTTGAGAAAAGAACTATAATATTAGAGAACATCATCAATAAAAAAGAGGAAATCCAATTGAGCGACTCGAAAAAAACGAGTAACACCGAGCAACAACCAAAGCCTCAGGCGCCAGTTAAGCCGAGTGCTCCACCGTCACGAATGATGTACGATGATGTCAATGGTGGCTCGAATAGGGGTTTAAAAAATGAAAAGTGATGGTGGTCAATCAAAACCAACAGCCACACGGCCGACTCCACCTAAAAAGCCTACAGAGCCGGTTGTGCGTCGTATCGTGAACGAAAAAGTCATCAATCGGGATATAGCACTGGGACGCCGATGAGTTCCAGGCTGAACCAGTAGCTGTCTCGAGGGGGCCCAGAGTCGTGTGGCGCCCCCTCATTCATTGCGTGAGTGACAGCACACACGAGCGCTGCGACAGCTCATGTCTTGGCGCATGCACACATCGCACAACATGTAGCACCCCAATCGCTCTAGCCTGTCGCGGGTACCTGTACCCGTCCGCTGCATATTCCCGCCCGACCTCTCTCACTACCACAGCTACTCCAGCGCACCATAAAACCATGCGTACGCCAAGCTTAAGTGCTAGTTTGCGTAGGCTAAGAGCTATAGCTCCTTGAATCAGAAAATCAATACCCGCAGAGTGACAAATCATTCGACGGACATAAAAAGCATATTCTATATGCAATTTACTCATATAGGGAGATTCGCCAATGGAACAAGATAACTTCCACGCAAACGTTCAGTACGATGATTTCACAGGCACTGCGGCTGCTGACCACCATGACACGAAGGATATTTCCAAGTATCTCTCAGCTCAGGGGTTGATAACCGAAGGAGAGTTTCTTGTTGGTATTGAAGCGTACGCAACAGAACTCATGAGCACCCCTAAAGTAACCGACGTCGATGTAACCGTGCTGTTGACGAAGTACGAGGGCCACGACAATGTCCAAGCGGCTGTAGATAGTGGCGCCCCCCTGAAGGTCCGCCGGGTTAAGTTTCAAATGCCCCTGACAGACTTTTTCACACTGTTCAAGCGTTTCAAAATTTCCATTTCCAGTCACGGAATGATCAATAAGCGCGATATCAGTTTCGATAGCTAAGCGAAGAGCCCCAGCTTAAACCACTGGGGCCAACTCATACGGTTTGAACCGCATTACCTCCTCCCCAAGCCACTCATTCACCTGCGCCATACGCGCCTGAATCGGCTCCAGTTCATTGGCCGCATAAATCTGCGCCGCCTCCCTGATTGACCCAAACCCACCCGCGTTCTGCGGCACGATGCCCATCAGTTGCGGCGGAATGCGCAAGCTGGCCAGCACGTCGTCGCGGGTCTGGTTTTTGATCGAGTTGAATTCGTCCTTGGCCGTCACTTCACTGACAGGGATGATCTGCAGCCCGTCTTTTTTGCCGTTCGGCGAATACACAAACAGGTTGCGGAAGTTGCCAGGTCCCTTGGAATCCTTGAGCGCTTTGCGCAGGGAGTCGACATCCGCCTCGTTCTGCGCGGCGTCGGTCATGTAGAGGATGAAGCCCGCATGACTGCCGTTCTCGTAATACTTGCGGCGAAACAGCGTGGCCGATTCATTCAGCAACGCCGACTGCAAGGCGCTAATCCACTCGGGCAGGCCATACACCTCCTGATGCAGATCCGCTTCCCGCAGATGAAAAACGGTGCCCGGTTCAAATTCGTGCTCTTCCTTCCAGCCCTGGACCATGAACTGCCGGCCGTCCTTGCCCGAGCGCATGTACTTCGCCAGCGGCGGTACCAGCTCGCGCACCGGGCCGAGCATCGAGCGCCGTCCCTCCAGATAGCCGTTACCCAGGCACAGGAAGTCCAGGGCGAACTGTTCGAACGCTGCCCGCGACAGCAGCCGGTGTGGAATGAAGGTTTTGCTCAGCAAATTGCGCTTGAACATCAGGCCCGAGTGAAGATGAACGCTGGAACCCACAGACCGTGCCAGACCGTCCAGCGATAGCGGCGGTTCGTACCACCGCCCGTTAAACCAGCACTCCAGATAATCAAACACCTCCCGGCCACTCAACACTGGTGACGGATCACCGAAGCTGAACGCCTCCATCTTGCTATCACTGCGAGGAATGAACTCCTGCGTTGCAACCGTGGAAGCCTGGGCCACTTGCTTGGTATTTCTGCGGCGGTTCGACATCAAAAAATCTCCATCCGCCCGGTGTTGGCAGTGGTCTGCCCCTCCAGCGGTTCGTTGTGCAATGCGTGAAAGAGCGCCCACGCCAGGTCGGCGTGGCCGGTGTTGTCGTTGCGGCCGGCGGTGTAGGTGAATTGGCGACCGCCTGCGGTGATGGTCTTGCGGATCGCCATCAACGACTGCGCCATGTCGGTCCAGCCGGCGTCGAACTCCAACCGGCCCCGGTGGATCACGTCGTAGGCCTTCAGCACCAGACGGGTCTTGACCTCAGGCGAATAGCTGAACGTGGTGACATTGGGGAAGAATTGGCGAACCAGCTGCGCCACGCCGCTGCCCAGGCCGGTGACATCGATCCCGATGTACGTCACCCAGTAGCGGTCGCAGACGGCTTTGATCACGCTGGCCTGGGCCGCGAAATCCATGCCACGGAACTGGTGACGCTCCAGCACCCGGAACTTGCCACCTGGTACCAGAGGCGGCGCGACCACCACCAGGCCCGAGCAATCGCCAGTTTCCGCCGGGTCATATCCCACCCACACCTGGCGATCACCGAAAGGCCGCATGGCAAACGGCTTGTAGTCCTCGGCCCACTCGACCCAGCTGTCGACCATGCAGGGCTGCAACACCGTCAGCGGGAAAATACTCGCGCCGTCGTCGACGAATTCGCACATGAGCAGGTTTGCGAACGCTTCGGGGCTGTACTCCCGCCGCAGTTCTTCAATGTCGAATAGGTCGCAACCACCCTGCTCCGCATCAAGTATGGTGACGATCTGCCGCCATAACCGGTCTTCACAGAACCGGCCCTGCTGGAGCGCCCCGTGGGATACGTCGACTTTGGTGTGCTGAGCGGCCGGCTTGCCCTTGTTGAAGCGCTCGCCCGTCCAGAATGTGTAGGCCTCATGGGCCATGGTCGACGGCGTAGAGAAGTAGGTTTTGCGCCACTTCTTGTGCATCGCCATACCCGAGGCAACCTTGTTCAGCTCCTCAAACTTGAACGTCCAGAAGAATTCGTCAAAGTAGAAATTGCCGTGGTAGCCCTGGGCCGTGCGCGCGTTGGTACCGAGAAAAAACAGTTCGGCGCCGTTCGGCAGCACGATGGGATCACCAGTCAGCTCGACGCCGATGACCTCGCGGGCAAACGCTTGAATGTAACCACGGAACAGGTAGGCCTGATTCTTCGACGCCGACAAGAAAATCTGATTGCGCCCAGTTTCCAGCGCATCAATAAACGCCTCTCGGGCGAAGTAATAAGTGGCGCCGATCTGCCGGCTTTTGAGGATGACGCGGGTGCGCTGGTTGCCCGCCCGGTGCCAGTCTTTCTGGTAGTCGAAACACCCATCGATAAACGCTTCACGCAGCAGCTCGATCTGGTCTTCGCTGATGTCGTTTTTCGGCGTCTTCTTCTTCGGCCCTTCGTTGCGCTTGGCGAGGTTGGGGTTGAGTTCGGTTTCGGTACCGCCACCCTGGAAGCGCTGTATGCGGGCCTGCCGCTCCAACTGCCGGTGCAGCAGGTCGATCTCTTTGAAGTCCCCGCCGCTCTTGCCTTCCTTGAGGATCAACTGCACCAGACGCGCTTCCAGCGCCCCGCCGATGCGCTCGACGTTATCCGCCCGGTCCCACTCGTCGCGGGCTTTCCAGCTGTGTAGCGTTTTTTCCTTTTCGCCCGTAGCCTCGGCAATCTCGCAGATACGCCAACCCATCCAATACAGGAACTTGGATTGGCGTCGGGGATCGATTGGGAGCAGTTCAGTCGTAGTCATGGCCGCGATGCTGCCGCCCGCGCCTGCGAGTCAGTAGCGCCGCCCCTTGTAGTCCCGCTCTCTACAATCCCGTCCCGTTGCCGCAACTCGCGCGCGTCACGACCATGCCCCTCATTGCAACGCACTTAGCGCCCAACGCATTGAGGATTCCCGGCATGAAGAAATTCCGCAGTAATTGGTTCCGCGTCGCCGTCGAGGGCGCTACCTCTGACAAGCGCACCATCAAACGCAGCTGGCTGGAACAGGCGGCGAAGAACTTCAATCCAGCCACCTATGGTGCTCGCATCTGGCTGGAGCACTTCCGCAGCCTGTTGCCCGATAGCCCCTTCAAAGCCTACGGCGACGTGCTAGCGGTCAAGACCGAAGAAGTGGAAATCAACGGCCAGAAGAAGCTGGCCCTGTTCGCGCAGGTCGAGCCGACGCCCGATCTGATCGCCATGAACAAGGCCAAACAGAAGATTTACACCTCGATCGAAATCGACGACAGCTTCTCGGACACCGGCGAGGCCTACATCGTTGGCCTGGCGGTGACCGACTCCCCGGCCAGCCTGGGCACCGATGTACTGTCTTTCTCCGCGCAGAAGCCAGAATCCAGCCCATTCAAAGACCGTCATTATTCCGCGACGTCGATGTTCACCGAGGCGGTGGAAACCGAGTTGCAGTTTGAGGAAATCGAGGACAAACCCAGCCTCGGCGCCCAGCTCTTCAGCAAGGTGCAGGCACTACTCGGCGGCAAACAGGCGAAGGACGACGCCGAGTTCGCCCAAATCGGCCAGGCCGTCGAAGCGATTGCCGACCACGTCAAGGATCTGCCCGATCAGTTGGCCGCCGAGAAGAAATTCTCCGGAGAACTGAACACCAAGGTTGAGCAGCTCAGCAAAGACCTGGTCGAGCTGAAAACCACCCTTGGCAAAACCCAAGACCACTCCCAAACCCAGCGCCCACCGGTAACCGGCGGCGGCAAACAAGCCCTGGCTGAGTTCTGACCTGCGGCCTACACCGCCCAGCCCACTATCGGAGACACCCATGCGTAACGACACTCGAAAACTCTTCACCGGCTACCTCAGCCAGGTCGCACTGCTCAACGGCGTTGAAACGGCCACAGCCACATTCAGCGTCGACCCTACCATCCAGCAGCGCCTGGAAACCAAGATTCAGGAGTCGAGCGAGTTCCTGACTAAGGTCAACGTCATCGGCGTTGATGAACAGGAAGGCGAAAAGGTCGGACTGGGCGTGGGCGGCACCGTTGCCAGCCGTACCAACACCAACGTCAAAAAACGTGAGCCGCGCAGCATCGGCACTCTGTCGAGCGATAAGTACAAGGCTGAGCAGACCGACTTCGATACCTTCGTCAGTTACAAACAGCTCGACGCCTGGGCCAAGTTCCCGGACTTCCAAACCCGCCTGTCCAGCGCCATCGCCCAACGTCAGGCGCTCGACCGTATCCAGATCGGCTTCTACGGCACTTCGGCTGCCGAGCAGACCGACCGCAATGCGCACCCGCTGCTGGAAGACGTCAACATCGGCTGGCTCCAGCAGTACCGCACCCACGCACCCGACCGTGTGCTGAAGGAAGGTGCCGTCTACGGCAAGATCACCATTGGCAAAGCCGGCGACTTCAAGAACATCGACGCCCTGGTCTACGACGCAATCCAGTTGCTCGACCCTTGGTACCGCCGCAACCCTGGCTTGGTGGTGCTGACCGGCCGCGAGCTGGTCCACGACAAGTTCCTGGCCCTGGTCAACAAAGACCAGGACGCGACCAACACCCTGGCGAGCGACCTGATCATCTCGCAACGCCGCGTCGGTGGTTTGCCGCTGTACGAGGTGCCGTACATCCCCGAAGGCACGATCCTCATCACCACCTTCGCCAACCTGTCGGTGTACTGGCAGATCGGCGGGCGCCGCCGCTACCTCAAGGAAGAGCCGGAGTGGAACCGCGTGAGCAACTTCGAATCGTCGAACGAGGCTTATGTGGTCGAGGAATACGGCCTGGGCTGCCTGCTGGAAAACATCACGCCGGTTGAAGACGCAAGCAGCGAGGGTTAATCCCATGGCACTCAGCATCGCCCAAGCCCACCAGCGCCGCGCACGCGCGGCAATGGAGGCAGCGAAAACGGCACCACAGCAATCCATGGCCGGTGCAACAGCGTACGAGCACCAGTTGAATCAGTTGCTGCAAGACCGGTTGCGCCTGAAAGCCATCCAGTCCAACGAGGGCAAAGCTGCACTCAAGGCACAGTTGTTGCCCGAGTACATCCCCTATGTTGAGGGAGTACTTGCAGCAGGCAATGGTGCTCAGGACGATGTCATGACCACCGTCATGGTCTGGCGCGTTGACGTCGAGGACTACAGCGGTGCCCTGGACATCGCCGACTACGTGCTCAAGCACAAGCTGATCATGCCAGACCGATTCGAACGCACCACCGGTTGCCTGGTGGCGGAAGAAATCGCCACGGCCGCGCTGAAAGCGCAAAAGGCCAATGGCAGTTTCGACCTGAGCATCTTGCACCGCACCGTCGAACTGACCGATGCCGAAGACATGCCCGACCAGGCCCGCGCCAAGCTGTACCTAGCAACCGGCCGCGCGACATTGGATGGCATCACCGCCGAGGAGCCAGGCCAGCCCGGACAGATTCAGGCCGGTATCGACCTGCTCAAGCGGGCGATCGAGCTGCACGACGGCTGCGGCGGCAAGAAGGATTTGGACAGCGCCGAGCGCCTCCTGAAAAAACACGCTGCCACTGGCAGCTAACCGAGCGTCCCCACGCACCCCGCCGGCTCGGGGCGGATCGGCCAGGCCGCTCCTCCTGAACGTGAAGCCCCGACCACCGGCGATCTATCGGAGCAGTCATGAACACCGCCTTTGCAAACTTCTACCAGAGTGATTTCACTCCAACGGAATCTGAACGGCGCTTGGCTGCTGCGGCTGAACAGTACGTGGCCGAGACAGAGGCTTACGACCGCACCGTCTGCACCGGTCCTATTGTGAAAGGCTCCATCATGCCTGCCGACTCGCACGAACGTGGGCTGGTGAACCACAACGCCATGCGAGCGATGGACCGTCTCTGTACGCAACACCCCGAATTCACCCGGCAGCAGATCCTGCGCGAAGTTTCCCGCGCAGATATCCGAGGCCCTTCCCTTTGAGCGCATTCGTAGCCAGCGGACCAGTCACCGGCGGTCATATCAACACCGACCCATTCTGGCCCTCAATCGATCTTGAGCAGCTTCGGGCCAGACTGCGCATCGATAACAGCGTCACCCCGGCTCGCCTGGAAACTGCCGTAATCGCCGCAGCCATCAACCTCAACCGTGAACTGAAGTCCTGGAAGGCCACACAACAAGCTGCCGGCCACGCAACTTTGGCCGATGTGCCCGACGACAAGATCAACGACGTATCGGTCCAGGCCCACCTGTACCGCCGTGCGATCGAGGCAGGTACCGGCGCCGAAGTCTGCGAGCGGTACCGGGACTACAGCGCGACCAACGCGGGAAACAGCAAAGCCGAAGAAACCATGCCGACCATCGACGATTACCGCCGCGATCTGCGCTGGGCTGTTCGTGACTTCCTGGGTCTCAGCCGCACTACCGTGGAGTTGATCTGATGAACGATATGAAAATCATCGACTGGAACGAAATCAGCCGCCTTGGGCTACATGAACGCATCAACCGCGAAATCATGCATCCGCTCGGCCTGGCGATTTTCAGAGTGGTTGAAACAGGACAGTCCCCAGGCGCCTACGTGTCACCTGACGGTGTTTTCGAGTACGCGACACCGATAACACGTGTAGAGCCTGAGGAAGAGTGATGACAGTCGCCGTCCGCACCAATCAGAACGACACCGTCGACGCCCTCTGCTGGCGATTCTACGGCCGCACTGCCGGCGTCACCGAGGCCGTGCTGGAAGCCAACCCCGGCCTGGCTGACCACGGCCCGATCCTGCCGCAAGGCCTTGTCGTCAACATGCCCGAAGCCCAAACCAGCGCGCCCCAGCGGCAGATGGTGCAGCTATGGAACTGACCCCCTGCATCCAAGGAAAACCACACCATGGCTGATCCGACTTCCAGCGTTGTGACTGGCCTGCTCATTGGTTTGGGCCTGTCCACCGTAACGCCCGTTATCGACGACGGGGCGCTATTCGGCGCCATCCTCGGCGCCTGGCTGGTTACCAGTACCAAGCGCGACCTTAAAGTCTGGCAGCGGCTGGGCTCACTGTTCCTGTCGGCCGGCGTGGGCTATCTGTTCGCGCCTATGGCTTTACAGGCAATTCCGTTTATCACCAGCGGCGGCAGTGCATTTGTCTGTGCCCTAGTGGTCATCCCGATCAGCATCAAGCTCATGGTGTGGGTGGAAAAAGCGGACATCTGGGACATCTGGCGTCGCATCAGAGGGGGCATCTGATATGCCAAACATCGAATTGGCCGTGCAGTTGATCGCTGCGATCGCTTACCTGCTTAGTGCCCTGCGCTTGGCCTGCTACACCCGAGGCGATGCGCGGTACCGGCGCAGCATCTCGCTGTTGGCAAGCCTGTTTGGCGCCACGTTGTGCATCTGCGGTCTGGAGATCCTGCTGGAACGCCAGCCCACCAGCCTCGGGCAGGCTGCTGCCATCGTGCTGCTTTGCATCCTGATTTTCCGTTCACGCGGCAACGTCGCCGCCCTGTTGAGGCCCAGCGCATGACCACCACCCTTCGCCACGGCGACCGCTCGCAAGCAGTGCTGATGCTGCAAAAGAACCTCAACAAGCACGGTGCCAACCTCTACCCTGATGGTGTGTTCGGCGACGACACTGAATCGGCTGTTCGCGCTTACCAGCTGAAAGTCGGCCTGGTCGTCGATGGCGCCGCCGGCGAAAAGACCCAAACCAGCCTGGCCGGTGGCGACTGCACGCAGCTGCTGCGCAACAATGACCTGGTGGCCGCTGCCGAACGCCTCGACGTTCCGTTGGCGAGCATCTATGCGGTCAATGAAGTGGAATCGAAGGGCAAGGGCTTTCTCGACAACGGCAAGCCGGTGATCCTGTTCGAACGGCACATCATGTACCGCCAGCTCGCCACGGCACGACATGCCGGCGATGACGCGGCCGAACTCAAGCGTCACGCGGACCAGCTCGCCACCGCCAACCCTGCCCTGGTCAACCCGAAGCCCGGCGGATACATCGGCGGTACCTCCGAACACCAGCGCCTGGCCATGGCCCGCCTGATCGACGACACAGCCGCACTGGAGTCGGCTTCCTGGGGAGCGTTCCAGATCATGGGCTTTCATTGGAAGCGCCTCGGCTACTCCAGCGTACAGGCCTTCGTCGCGGCAATGACTGCCGGCGAATCGCAGCAGCTCGACGCCTTCACCCGCTTCATCGAAACCGACCCGGTGCTGCACAAGGCGCTGAAGGGCCGCAAATGGGCAGAGTTCGCCAGGCTCTACAACGGGCCAGATTATTTGCGGAACCTCTACGACACCAAACTCCAGCGCGCCTACGAGCGGCATGCCGCCTGCGAGTGTGGCAAAGGAGTGGCGGCATGATCGACTTCAAAGCGCTGCAAAAGCTGCGGGTAAGGGACGGTGACCTGCTGGTGGTACCGGAGTCGACCGAACAAAGCGATATGGAGTTGTTGGCCGAAGCCATCCAGATCATGAACGGCGCACGGGCCGTAATCGTGCGCGGCCCGATCAAACAGCTCGATACGGCAGACATGAACAAGCTCGGCTGGTACCGCGCGTGAGCACGCTGCGCCAGGCCCTATATGGCCTCGCCCTGCTCGGCGCTCTGGTGCTGCTGATCTGGGTCCAAGAAACACGCATCGACGTCGCTGAAGGCAAAACCGAACGGGCACAAGATGCGGCCAAGTCCGCCCGCGACGACGCCGCTCGCAACCTGAAAACCGCCAATACCCTTGCCGGTACCCTGAAACAGGAACGCGACGCACAGAGCACCCTGCGCGGCCAGCAGGACCAGCTGCGCCAGAGCCTGGCCAAACGCGAGCGAACAATAGAGGAGCTGAAACGTGAAAACGACGAACTACGCGACTGGGCTACTCAGCTTTTGCCTGATGCTGCTCGCCGGCTGCGCGAGCGCCCCGCCCTCACCGGCGCCGCCGCTTATCGTGACTGGCTGTCCAGCCGTGGTGCCGTGCCACCTGCCGGCGACAAGCCCCCTCAACAACGGTGACCTATTGACCGACGAAGACCGCGCCGAAGCTGCCTGGGCTGACTGCGCGGCGCAGGTCGACATGGTCTACAAACACCAGCAGGCCAACCCATGAATAAGCCGGAAAGCCTACGCGCCCACCTGCTGGCCACCGTCGCCGAGTTCAAGCACAACCCCGACCGTCTGCTGATATTCATCGACAACGGCAAGGTCCGTTGCACCGCCGCACACACCCTGTCGTTTGAATACAGCTTTGACCTGCAGATCATCCTCACCGAATTCGCCGGACACCCCGACAGCGTGATCCTGCCGATCCTGGGTTGGCTGAGCGTCAACCAATCCGAGCTGCTGGAAAACCTCGAAAAGGCCAAAGACGGCATCCAGTTCGAAGCCGACATCCTGGACAAGAACAAGGTGGACCTCAGCATTACCCTGCAGCTGACAGAGCGGGTTGTCGTAGGGGAGGATGACCAAGGCAACACCACCGTGAAGCATCCGAACGAACCGCAGTACGTCGCGGGCTACCTCGATCCGAACTGGAAGCCTGGTGCCCAGGGCAACACCAGTGAATGGAGAGTGCCGGTTGGCGAATAATCTGGAAGCGCTGGAAACTTGGGCGGCGGTGCTGCTGGATCGCCTGGAACCTGGTGAGCGCGGTAAGCTCGCCCGGAGCATTGGGCAGGAGCTGCGCCGCAGTCAGCAGAAACGCGTGATGGCTCAGGAGAACCCCGATGGGACCAAGTTTGCGCCGCGAAAGCAGCGAAACCTGCGCGGAAAGCAGGGGCGTATTCGTCGGAAGCTGGCGATGTTCAAGAAGCTGCGGACTGCGTCATACCTGAAGGTCCGAGGTGATAGCAATACCGTGACTGTGGGCTTCACCGGGCGCATTGCCCGAATCGCAAGGGTTCACCAATACGGGTTGAAAGATCGAGCTGAACGCGACGCGCCCGACGTCAAATATGATCAGCGTGAGTTAGTAGGCTTCACACAAATGGATCTAGACAAAATCCGTGATAGCCTATTAAGCCATTTAACTAAATAAATAAGAAATATTAAGTTTCTCTAGCTGCAACGGAAATCAAAATCTTAAGATCATCGCAAGCCTTCCCAAGCTTCAATTGAGCTTTGCCCGCCGGTTCTAAAAAGAGATTACCCGGCTGGCCTGACTGGTAAGCTTTCTTGTGCGAAAATTCAATATCATTTATTTCATCTCGTATCTTAAGGATGGACGCATATGCTTCTTGCAGCTCGCCACCATAAATATCGACAATCATACTTATTCTATTAAAATCAACTTGCTTAGCAGGCGATTCTCTTATCTCGTCAAGATATTTATTATAGTCAATCTGTCCTTTCATAACCAATGACAAGCTTAGATAGTTACCAAAAAAAGCATTACTCCAATGACATATAAGAATATATAACTCTTCGAGGCGCTCCTTCCTCTCCCGTCTACTAACAAGCTTTTCCTCATGAGCAAGCTGTTGCTCTAGCCGCTTCAAATTCGCCCTATTGGTTAATGAAACTCCAAATGTTGTGAGTAGCGAACCAAATATGACCCCTGCTAGGCCAATCCAGGTCGCTGAGGGCACATCCTTTAGCATTTCTAGACCCATTTTTTCCCACCTTAAATTACCTAACGACAGAAACACGCTTTGTATTGGTGAAGTCTATCTCAGCCTGTACAGGTCCGCGTTACAAGTACGCAAGGCTGCGGCCTCGCGCACGCAACGCCACTATCGGCGCCATGAACGACTTCGCCGCCCTCTCCCGCATGCTCGAAAACCTCATCCGCTTCGGCGTAATCGCCGCCGTGCAGATGGAGCCCCCGCGCGTGCAGGTAAAAACCGGAAAGCTGACCACCACCTGGCTGCCGTGGCTCGCCCTGCGCGCCGGTGCTGACCAAGAGTGGGATCCACCCACCGAAGGCGAACAGGTGATTCTTTTCAGCCCATCCGGGCAGCTCGCCAACGGCATAGTAGTAACCGGCCTGTTCAGTGACCACATTCCCGCAAACGGTAACCGCACCGGCCTGCACCGTCGCACCTATGCCGACGGCGCGGTGATCGAGTACGACAGCGTCGCCCATCACCTGAATGCCACCCTACCCGACAGCGGCACCACCAGCCTGGTGAGCAAGGGCGGGATCAACATCATCGGCCCCATCAATCACCAGGGCGATTACAACCAAACCGGCAACCAGAACGTGGTCGGCCTGGTGACCGTCTCCGAAGACGTGGTCGCGGCCACCATCAGCCTGGTCAAGCACCTGCACGGCGGCGTGCTGGTGGGCAGCGCGAAGACGGGGAAACCAGAATGAACCGCGAAACTGGCGCATCCATCAGCGACTTGGACCACATCGGCCAGAGCATCACGGACATCCTTACCACCCGCATCGGCACCCGTGTGATGCGCCGCGAATACGGCAGCCTGCTGCCCGACCTGGTCGACCATCCCTTCAATGACGCCACGCGCCTACGCGTTTACGCGGGCTCAGTCATGGCGTTGATGCGCTGGGAGACCCGTATCAGCCTCAGTCGCGTGCAGTTCCTCGGCGCGAACCTGCAAGGGCAGTCCGTGCTTGATCTGGAGGGCTCCGTCGTCGACACCAATGAACCCTTTAGCCTGAGCCTGCCACTGCAACTAGGGGGAAGCGTATGAATTCCTTTGCCGCGATTGACCTCAGCCAGCTCCCGGCGCCGCAGATCGTCGAGCAGATCGACTTCGAATTGATCCTGGCCGAGCGCAAGGCCTACATGATCAGTCTGTGGCCGATCGAGGAACAGGAGCAGATTGCAGCGCGCCTCGACATGGAATCGGAACCCCTGGCAAAGCTGCTGCAGGAGAACGCCTACCGCGAAACCATCTGGCGTCAGAGGGTGAATGAGGCGTCCATGGCGAACCTGCTGGCCTTTGCCAAAGGCCCCGACCTGGATCAACTGGCTGGCAATTTCAACGTACAGCGCCTGGTGGTTCAGGAAGCCAAGCCCATGGCAGTCCCGCCCCTCGCGCGGATTATGGAAAGCGACGACAGCTTGCGCGAACGGGCGCAAATGGCCTGGGAGGGCTTGAGCACCGCCGGCCCGCGCCAGAGCTACATATTCCACGCCCGAGGCGCTGACGGCCGTGTTGCCGATGCCACGGCCGAAAGCCCATCTCCCGCCGTGGCGGTTGTTACCGTGCAGGCGCTGCTAGGCGACGGCAGCGCGTCTGCCGACCTGGTCAACGTCGTCAAAAAACACCTGAGCGACGATGACCGCCGGCCCGTTGCCGACCGCCTCACCGTCCAGGGCGCGGAGATCATCCGCTACGCGGTTAAAGCCAAGCTCTACCTGCTGACCAGCGGCCCCGAGTCAGAGCCAATCCTTGCGGCAGCCGAACAGCGCCTGCTGGCATACGTCCACCAACGTCGACGCCTCGCAATGGAGGTGTCGGAATCTGCGCTGCACGCCGCGTTGTTCGTCGAAGGGGTTCGCAAAGTTGAGCTGGAAGACTGGGTCGATATCGTCGCCACCAAAGAACAGGCGCCCTACTGCACAGGTGTGACCATCACGCGGGGCGTTGAATAATGGGCGCCCAGCAGCTACTGCCGAACAACTCCACGTCGCTTGAGCGCCAGGCTGCTCAGGCCCTCGCGCACATTCAGCGCGTACCGATCCCGCTGAGAACGCTCTGCAACCCGAACACCTGCCCGGTCGTGGCACTGCCCTACCTGGCCTGGGCCTTCTCCGTCGACCGCTGGGACAGCAACTGGACCGAAGCTACCAAGCGCGCAGCCATCCGATCATCCCGCTACATCCACGCGCACAAGGGCACCATCGGCGCCCTGCGCCGCGTGGTCGAGCCCCTGGGCTACCTGATTGAGGTGATGGAATGGTGGCAGACCGTACCGGAAGGCGTGCCCGGCACCTTTGCGTTGAAGGTCGGAGTGCTGGACACCGGCATCACCGAAGAAATGTACCAGGAGCTTACCTGGCTGATTGATGACGCCAAGCCGCTCACCCGCCCACTGACCGGCCTGGCCATCAGCCTGGAAAGCACCGGCACCGTGTTCATCGGGGCCTGCGTGTACGAAGGCGACGAACTCAGCGTTTACCCACCGACCCAGCGCGATATCGACGTCAGCGGCGTGTACCGCATCGGTGGCCGCGAACACCATATCGACACGATGGACATCTACTCATGACCGACCAAAACAGCCAGTTCTTCGCGATCCTCACCGCCGTCGGTGAAGCCAAGCAGGCGAACGCCGCAGCCCTCGGCACATCCTGGACGTTCGCCCAGATGGCCGTGGGTGATGCCAACGGCACCGACCCTATCCCCAGCCGCACCCAAACCAAACTGATCAACGAGCGCCGGCGTGCACCTTTGAACCAAGTGAAGGTTGACCCGGCCAATCCCAGCGTGATCATTGCCGAGCAGATTATCCCCGAGAGCGTCGGCGGCTGGTGGGTACGGGAGCTTGCGCTGTACGACGCGGACGGCGACATGGTCGCGGTCGCCAACTGCGCGCCCACGTTCAAGCCGCTGCTCAACCAGGGCTCTGGCCGGACGCAGGTGATTCGAATCAACCTGATCGTCAGCAGCACGGCGAACATTGAGCTGAAGATCGACCCCAGCGTTGTCTTGGCGACTCGCGAATACGTCGACACCGTCATTGTTGAGGCACTATCAAAGCTGGACTACAAGCACTCAGTGCTGGCGGCAACTACGGCAAATATCACGCTGAGCGGTATCCAGACCATCGACGGCGAGCTGTTGCCGGCCGGTGCCCGTGTCCTGGTGAAGGATCAGGCTCAAGCCAAGGAAAACGGTATCTACGTTGTCCCCGCAGCGGGCGCCTGGAAACGTGCGCAGGATGCTGACACCAGCGTCGAGGTGACGCCTGGGCTGTTTGTCAGTGTTGAAAAGGGCACGGTCAACGGCGATAGCGTGTGGCAGCTGGTGACGGACGCTCCTATTGTCCTGGGCACTACTGCGCTGGCCTTCGAAATGGTCGCCGGACGCACGGGTGTCAGCGCGGGCGCATACACCAAGGTAACGGTCGACAAGTACGGCCGGGTGATTGCCGGTACCACCCCTACCACACTCGCGGGTCACGGGATTACCGACACTTACACCAAGGATGAAATCGCGGCGATGATCGCCCAGGCCTCGGCGTTGCCGGTGGGCTCGATGATCGGTTTCCCGTTAGACAAAGTCGCGCCAGGCTTTTTGGAGTTGGACGGCAGCGTCAAAAGCGCGGCGGCTTATCCAGACCTGGCCACGTTCTTGGGCGGTGCATTCAACAAGGGTGACGAGGGCGCCGGTAATTTCCGTTTGCCCGAGTCGCGCGGTGAGTTCCTGCGGGGCTGGGATCATGGGCGCGGTGTTGACGCAGGGCGAGCGATTGGTAGTTACCAGCTTGATGCTTTGCAGAACATCGTGGGCAACGTGGGCGGCGTGCGTAACGACTCGGCTTCGATTACTCCGAGCGGACCGTTTACCGTTGTAAGCGAGGCGGGCAACTTTACAAACGGCGGCGCGCGTTTAACAAGTGTGGCGTTTGATGCTTCGAAAGTTGTTAGAACCGCCTCTGAAACTCGCCCTCGCAACTTGGCGGTGATGTGGTGCATCAAGGCGTGGAACGCGCCAATCAATCAGGGAAACATTGATATCGCGGCGCTGCTGCCCCTTGCAGCTCAGGCAACGGAAATCAACCAGGGCACGGCAAAGGTGGCCACCCCCGCGCAAATGCTCGACAGCGCAAACGATGCAGTCATGGTTACTCCTAAAAAGCTGCGCCTTGGCTTTCAGTTCTCACCGACACCCACCGGCTACATCGCTTTCCCGAGCTGGATGGGTGGTTTGATCATTCAGTGGGGAGTTATTTCGATAGCTCAAGATTCCACAGCAGTTGCAACAATGTTGATCGCCTTTCCTACTGCAAACTTCTGGGAAGGTGTTACGGGGAGCGTTAACCGAATCACAGGGAGTACAACTCAGTCAGCTACCAATGTGATCGCAAGAACGCTTCAAACAATCACGATTGCTAACGATGACGCTGCGCAAAGCGTCAGATGGCTCACGGTGGGGTACTAGCGCATGATCTTCTATAGCGCATCTACAGGCGGTTTTTATGATTCAGATCTGCATTCGGTTATTCCGGATGATCGAGTTCAAATTACCAAAGATGAACGCGCGGCGCTGATATCCGGGGAGTCTGAAGGCAAGGTAATTGTCGCTGGTGAAAATGGAATTCCTTGTCTTACAGAGCGTTTGCCAGCGACCTCCGATGACTTGGCGAAGTTAGAGCGCAAATGGCGCGACGGCGAGTTGGCCTCAGTCCTTTGGTTGCGAGAACGGCACCGCGATCAGCAGGAAGTTGGCGGCGACACATCCTTGTCACCTGAACAATTCGCGGAACTGCTTGTGTACTTGCAGGAGCTGCGCGATTGGCCGCAAGCGTCAGAGTTTCCAGATAGCCTCTATCGGCCCGTGCCGCCCTCTTGGATCGCACAACAGGCTGAATAACAACGATGAGGGTGACTTCGCTTGTAGCGTTGTCACCTACAAACTCACCTGCTAGCCCATCTGTCGCGCGCGCGGCAGCCTGTGCACTGTCATTCCATCACAGCGCAGGCAACCACCCATGGCCGGTTCAGACTATCTCCACGGCGTGCGGGTTCTCGAACTCAACGACGGCACCCGCCCCATTCGCACCATCGCAACCGCAGTCATTGGCCTGGTATGTACGGCTGAAGATGCGGACCCGCTTGCTTTCCCGCTGGACACCCCTGTCCTGCTGACCAATGTGCAAACCGCCATCGCCAAAGCCGGCGTCAAAGGCACCCTGGCGAAGAGCCTGCAGGCCATCGCCGACCAGACCAAGCCCTACACCATCGTGGTGCGGGTCAAGGAAGGCGCAGACGCAGCTGCTACCACCACCGCCCTGATCGGCACCACCACCGCTGACGGCAAATACACCGGCATGAAGGCCCTGCTAGCGGCCAAGGCCCGCGTGGGCATGACGCCACGCATTCTCGGTGTGCCAGGCCTCGACAGTCAGCCGGTGGCCACCGCACTGGTATCGATCGCCAAAGACCTGCGCGCCTTCGCCTACGTCAGTGCGTGGGACTGCAAAACCAAGGAAGAGGTGGTCGCCTACCGCGAAAACTTCGGCGCCCGTGAAATCATGGTGATCTGGCCGGAGTTCCAGAACTGGGACACGGTCACCAACGCGACAGTCACCGCGTCGGCAGTAGCCCGTGCGCTGGGCTTGCGGGCGCTCATCGACAAAGACATCGGCTGGCACAAGACCATCTCCAACGTCGCGATCAACGGCGTGACCGGCATCAGCGCCGATGTGTTCTGGGACCTGCAAAACCCAGCCACTGACGCCAACTACCTCAACAGCAACGAGGTCACCACTCTAATCAATGAGGGTGGCTTCCGCTTCTGGGGCAGCCGTACGTGCAGCGACGATCCGCTGTTCGCGTTCGAAAACTACACCCGCACCGCGCAGATCATCGCCGACACCATGGCCGAGGCGCACATGTGGGCCATGGACAAGCCCATGCACGCCTCCCTGGTCAAAGACATCATCAACGGGATCAACGCCAAGTTCCGCGAACTGGTCAATCAGGGCTACCTGATCGGCGGCAGCTGCTGGTACCCAGAAGACGTCAACGACAAGGACACCCTCAAGGCCGGCAAGCTGACCCTCGATTACGACTACACCCCCGTGCCGCCCCTGGAAGACCTCACATTGCGTCAGCGCATCACCGACCGCTACCTGATGCAGTTCGCCGCCGCCGTCAATGCTTAAACCGGGCCTCCCCGCAAGGGGAGTTAACCCTGTGCCATAACTCCGGAGATTCCCGCCATGGCCATGCCTCACAAACTGAAAAACATGAACCTGTTCAACGACGGCGGCAGCTACCAAGGCAAAGTCAAAACCGTCACCCTGCCCTCTCTGGGCCGCAAGATGGAAGCCTGGCGCGGCGCAGGCATGAATGGCCCGGTCAAGGCTGACTTGGGCATGTCCGACGACGGTATCCAGCTGGAATGGAAGCTGGGTGGCCTAGATCTGATCGTGCTCAAGCAATTCGGCGCCGTCAACGCAGCGGGTGTTGCTCTGCGCTTCGCGGGTGCCTTCCAGCAGGACGACACCGGTGAAATCAGCGCCGTAGAGGTGACCGTTCGCGGCCGTCACGAAACCATTGAAATGGGTGACGCCACACCTGGTGAAGACACCGAGCACTCCATCACCACCACCTGCAGCTACTACAAGCTGACCGTCGACAACGAAGACATCATCGAAATTGACCTGCTGAATTTCATCGAGAAGGTCGGCGGCGTCGACATGCTTGAGAAACAGCGCAGCGCCATCGGCCTTTGATCGCCGGCATCGATCGCTAACCGTCCCCCTTATCAGGAGCTTTACCCATGAAAACCGCAGCTACCGAACAACCCGACGTGAAACCACTGGCCGACGACAACACCGTCATCCTCGACACGCCGATCCGCCGTGGTACCACCAGCATCGACAGCATCACCCTGCGTAAGCCCAACTCGGGCGAGCTGCGCGGCGTGAGCCTGGCAGATCTGCTGCAAATGGACGTCAACAGTTTGATCAAGGTGGTGCCTCGTATCAGCTCCCCTTCCCTCACGGCCATCGAAGTCACGTCGATGGACCCGGCCGACCTGGTCGCGCTCAGCACGAAGATCACCGGTTTTTTGCTACAGAAATCGGCGAAGACGGATGCATCCCTCGTTGCGTAGAAGAAGCAATGGCCGACCTGGCCGTGGTTTTTCACTGGGCGCCGGCTGACATGGATCAGTTGGCCCTGCAAGAGCTGATGGACTGGCGCGAGCGTGCCAGGGTGCGGAGTTCCAACGATGGCAAATGACCTGCGGCTACAGGTGGTGCTGGACGCCATCGACAAAGCCACACGCCCGTTAAAGCAAATCAACAATGGCAGCCTGGAGACAGCCCGTGCGCTCAAGGCTGCACGCGACCGCCTGAAAGAACTCAACACCCAGCAGAAAGACGTCAGCGCCTGGCGAACTCAACGCGCCGCCTCTGAACTGACCAGCGCCGCCCTCACCGCCGCCCGCGAAAAAGTCAAAGACCTAAGCCAGCAATTTGCCGCCACCGGCGCGCCGACCAGGGCCATGACGCGGGAGTTTCAGGCGGCGGTACGCGAAGCCACAAAGCTCAAGCAGCAGCACCAGCAACAAAGCGTGCAGTTGCAGGGCCTGCGGTCAAAACTCTACGACGCAGGCATCAGCACCAAAAACCTGGGCACCCACGAACGCCAGCTGCGCCAGCAGATGAGCGCTGCCAACGCCAGTATCAGCGAACAAACCAAACGCCTCACGGCGCTGAGCGCCCGCCAGAAGCGCATGGCAGAGACCCGTGGCGCCTACGACAATGGTAAACAGTTTGCGGGCAACGCGGCGGTGGCCGGCGGCTCGAGCCTGGGCGTGGCATACGCCGCCAGCCGCCCGATCATCGGAGTGGTCAAGGAATACGTCGATTTCGAAAGCGCCATGATGGGTGTCGCCAAGCAGGTCGACGGAGCACGGGACAACAACGGCAAGCTCACCGCGACCTACTACGAGTTTGCTGACGCGATCAAAGCGGCCAGTAACGAAATGCCCATCGCCACCACCGAGTTCGCCGCCCTGGTAGAAGCTCAGGCACGGGCCGGTATCCAGGGTAAGGAAAACCTACTGACCATGGCGAAGGTGTCGGCCACCGCTGCTGTGGCCTTCGACCTGCCGGCGGAACAGGTCGGTGAGGACATGGGCCGTATCGCCGGCCTATACAAGGTGCCGATCAAGAACATCTCCGCACTGGGTGACGCGCTCAACTACTTGGACGACAACACCCGGTCCAAGGGCGGCGAAATCATTGAAACGCTGACCCGCATGAGCGACGTGGCCGACAAGCTCGACTACCGCAAGGCGGCGGCGCTGGGCAGTACCTTTCTGTCCCTCGGCTCTGCACCAGAAGTGGCCGCGAGCGCTTCCAGGGCTATGGTTCGCGAACTGTCCATCGCCACCATGCAGAGCAAGAAGTTTCAGGAAGGCATGGCCATGGTTGGCCTTGACTCAAAAGCCGTCCAAAGCGGCATGAGCAAGGACGCCATGGGCACGTTGATGGGTGTCCTGAACCGCATCAAGAAACTGTCGCCTGAGCAGCAGACAGAGGTGTCGACGCGGATTTTCGGCAAAGAGTTCGGCAAGGACGCTGGCAAGCTGGTCAACAACCTGGACGAGCTTAAACGCCAGCTCGACCTGGTCAATGACGCAGCCGCCAATGGCTCTATGCAGCGCGAAATGGATATCCGCGCCGACGCGATCGAAGGTCGCTGGCAGGTGCTGCAAAACAAGTTGTTCAACACCAAAAGCGGCGCGGGTGAATCGGTGCGGGCCACGATGGTCGACGTCATGGACGCCATCGGCGGCGTGCTGGACAAGGTGAATGGATGGGTCAAAGCCAACCCCGCGTTGACCGCGACCCTATTTAAGATCGTAGCCAGTGTAGTGGTGTTGTCAGCTGCTTTCGGCGGGCTCGCCTTAACACTCGCCGGTATCCTGGGACCGTTCCTGTTCCTGCGGTTCGGCCTGGCTATGTTCGGCCTACGCCTGCCCGGCGTGATCGGTATTTTCAAGGTATTCGGCACGGTGCTGCGAACGCTGGGCGGCATTCTGATCGGCCCGCTTGTGACTGCGCTTCGCACCGTCGGCATCGCGTTATGGGGCCTATCGGCCAACCCGATTGTCCTGGTCATTGCCGCCGTTGTCGCCGCACTGGCGGGTGGTGCCTACCTGATCTACAAGAACTGGGACGCGGTGAAGAACTACTTCGCCAATGCCTGGACAGAAATCAAAGCGGGTTTCGACGGCGGGATTGGCGGCATCATCACCACTTTGGTCAACTTCAGCCCGCTCGGCCTGCTGTACCAGGCATTTGCCGGAGTGCTGAGCTACTTGGGTATTGAGCTGCCCAGCCGGTTTACTGAGTTCGGCGGAATGATCGTCAACGGCTTGGTCAACGGACTTACGGCTGGGCTCGGCGCGGTCAAAAACGCCATCAGCTCGGTCGGCGACTCCAGCATTGGATGGTTCAAGGAAAAGCTCGGCATCCACAGCCCTTCGCGCGTGTTCGCGGAGCTGGGCGGGTTCACCATGGCCGGTCTGACGCAGGGCCTGGAAGGTGGGCAAAAAGGGCCGCTAGACGCCCTGACCACAATGGGCAAGCAGATGACAGCGGCGGGCACCCTGGCGCTGGGGGCAACCGCTATGCCAGCGTTTGCCGTGGACACCAAGGCGCCGATCAGCGCCGCGCCGCCGGCAGTGGTTTACGACAGCCACGACACCTACGAATTTAACTTCCCCGTAGGCCCCGGCACGGACATGCAAAGCCTTGAGAAGACACTGCGCGCCTTGATTGCCCGCATCGAAAACGAAAAGAAAGCGCGTCAGCGCAGCAAACTCTCCGATCTGGAATAACCACCATGATGATGGCCCTCGGCATGTTCGTGTTCAGCCTCCACACCGCCGCTTATCAGGAGCTGCAACGCCAAACCGATTGGCGCCACGCCAGCAACAACCGCATCGGCGCCGCCCCTGCGCGGCAATTCGTTGGCCGTGGCGAAGACGCCATCACACTCCCCGGAATCCTTTTCCCCGAACTGGCCGGCACAGCCCTCAGCCTCGACTCGCTACGCCTGATGGCAAACACCGGCAAGGCCTGGCCCATGGTCGAGGGCACAGGGCGGATCTACGGCCTGTGGGTGATCGAAAGCCTCAGCGAAACCAGGACCATATTTTTCCCCGACGGTACGGCACGGCGCATTGAATTCACCCTGAGCCTTAAGCGTACCGACGATGACCGTATCGACCTGCTCGGCGCCGGCACCAGCATCGGCGTCAACATCCTGCGGGGCCTACTGTGATCGAGCCTATAATTGCCAAGGTCACCGGCTATCTGCGCAACACTGCAGAGTGCTACGTCCGTGACGCTGCCTATCCGGTGCCGGCCTTCCGGCTCGCCGTCGACGGCCTGGACATCGCACAAATCATCAGCCCAAGGCTGATGAGCCTGGAGCTGACCGACAACCGCGGCGTCGAGGCCGACCAACTCAGCATCACCCTAAGCGACCATGACGGCTTGCTGACGATTCCGCCGAAGGGTGCAGTGGTTCGGTTGTGGCTGGGCTGGAGCGACACAGGCCTGGTGGACAAAGGCACCTATACCGTCGACGAAACCGAACATAGCGGTGCGCCCGACGTGCTCAGCATCCGCGCTCGATCGGCAGACCTGCGCAAGGGCCTCAAAACCAAACGCGAACGCAGCTGGAGCAACACCACCCTCGGCGACGTTCTGGGCGATATCGCCATTGGCAACGGTCTAACCGCCACCATCGCCGGCGCGCTGGACGGCCTGCCCATCCTGCAACTGGACCAGGCCAACGAATCCGACGCCAACCTGATCAGCCGACTGGGTGAAGAATTCGACGCGGTGGCCAGCGTGAAAGCCGGTTGCCTGCTGTGCTTGCCGGCGGGTGGTGGCAAGACCGCTAGTGGCATGGATCTGCCGCATATCACGCTCACCCGCGCAGAAGGTGACCAGCACCGTTACCTGCAGGCCGACCGCGACAGCTATGACGGCGTGCGCGCCTATTACTACGACGTTAACAGCGCCAAGAAACAGTAGGCCATTGCCGGCGGCGGTGACAATCTTAAAGATCTGCGACACACCTACAGCGACCAGCCATCCGCACTGCGCGCCGCCCGGGCGGAATTCCGGCGCCTGCAACGCGGCAGCGCTACGCTCAGCTACACCCTGGCAATGGGCCGACCGGATTTGATCCCCGAGCTGACGTATACGCTTCAGGGCGTGAAAGCCGAAATCGACGAGATCATCTGGTACGGCGGCAACGTACAGCACAGCCTTACTGACAGCGGTGGTTATACGGTGAGCTTGGAGCTGGAGAGCAAGCTGCCGGAGGACAACGTTGAAGACCTGGTAGAAGAGAATAGGGGCGATTACACGGGGATCATCGCGTATTACCGCGACCAGAAAACCGGTAGGGAAAAATCGATTACGGCGGGGGATCAAACGAAGCCCAGGCGGTTGCGGTGGCTGTACGCCAGCGACAAAACCGCCAAAAGGGCAGCAATTAGAGAGTGGAGAAAGCTCCAATCAGACACCAACCCATCCTTGTAAAAAGGATCCATTGAAAGTCACGACAATTGACGAGCCATATCGACTAAAGATTTATACTTGCTCAATACCGGAGGCATCTCATAACTTTCATAAATATGACTTTGCCACTGAATCTCCTCTATACCTCTCTTAGGCGTTCTGCCGCGCATTAGACCAACATTATATTTAATCAAATCAGCAATATTCACCAAGGCATATTTTGCATGAACTTTATACTGCAAAGCTGCGGGATCAAGCTCATGGCTGACCGCAGCCCCCCAATCACCTGTCGTTATTTTCTGATAAAACTCAACACCTTTCGCTCTTGAAAAGACCAATATTGCCAAACAGAAAAAATGGACCTTTCCATCAACAAAATCAGAACAAGCCTTTACCTGACGTATGTAAGAGACAATCTCTCTCAACTGCACATTAAACACTTTGCATAGTGCCACCATCAAGAGACAATTTTCCGGATAATTTTTTCCTGCCTTCAGGGTAAGCGAATCAGCTTTGATGCTAACCCTACCGCCCGATGCATTTACAATATCTATTTGCCTGCCATCCACATACAAACCCATGCCATATGTATCAATACTTGGCAAACTCCTATGAATAAATCCCCACAAGTTGGTATTATCAAGTGAAAATTCAGCATCAAAAAATCTTCTTAAATAATTTTCTGACGAAAAGCCCTGACCGTATACTGCCCTGATAGAGTGAGCCAGTTGACTCGAATCCGAGGCAATTATAAATTTACAATCTTTCAACTCAAAAAAATGCTTTATTCGCTCTAGTAACTCGATGGCATAAGTAGGTCTACACCGATCCAACTCATCTATAAATATAAAAGCTGGCGCTTTCAAATTATTATCTTCAGCAGCCATATTCAACCGCTCAACAACTGCCGCCTTAAATTCTTCAACATGTTTTGTTGTTTTCGACTGATCCTCAATTAAGGATGACACTAAATCCTTAACACCATCCGCACTGTCGTCGCCACCGCCCTTTCCCAACAAATCATCCAACTCCACACCGATATATTTTTTCAACAGCCCTTTCGCAATTAGCGGCGTAGCCTTCTTAAGAACCTGAGTAGTCAAATCAACAGCGCGCCTCCCAGCCTCCGTTGCAGTTATATCCAATGCATCTTTTGTTTGCTGTTCAATACATGTTATCAGCGCCAGCAACGGTTCCGCAGAAAAGTCAGTCTCCCAAGCGTTAAACATTACACATACATGCTTTTTGCTGAGCTCTTCTTTCCAGCGCTGCACAAAAAACGTTTTGCCTGAGCCCCATGGAGAGTTAACATTTAGAACTTTTATATGATCATTCGCAAGAATATACTTTGTCAGAAACTCACTACTTAACTGACGCCCCATGAAATCATCATTCCAAACACCAATTTCACCGCCCATACACCCTCCCCTTTATCCACAAAATCATATGTAGCAGATGAACCCCGGCGCGCGGCCGGGGCCCGGGACTACTCAGACACCTGCATAAAAATACGCAACAGTCTTAGTACGTCATTTTGTCGTTGCAAACTGATAGCTCTAAACATCGCCAGCAACATCAACTCCTGATCGTTCAGGCCGTTCGCATCCAAGGTTGCCACTTGGTTTTCCGATGCACCGCTGTTCTCCATCATGCGAATACTCCTTTCACACGCAACGGGGACTCGGCGCCTACATGGCACCTTTAAAGTTCCCCGGGGAACAGCTAATTTCCATCACGTTTTGTTGTGTCATCGGACAGCAAGCAAATAAATTATGTGTTTTGTTACGTCACTTCGCTGGCTTGAACGGGGGCAGCGTCATATACACGCCGTTTTCACCCCAGCCTTGCAGGTTACCCTTGGCATCGACAACGTAATGCTCATTGAAGTCGCTTTCGGGATCGTCAAGGCGCAACCCGCCATCAGACAGTTTTTTGCCTACATAAAGCTGCGTATTTTTCCTACCGCTGGGAAAGACAGAGTCGATCGCATACTTATCTTTCTGCTTGTACAAGACCATCACGTGACCTAATGCACCGTCACGCAACCAACTGCCGATCCTGTTTGGGTAAGCCGTCAGATCTAACGATTGCAGCGTTTGGTAGTCCTTCGCGCTCACACCGATAAGCGATGTGCGGTAATCGGGGTCGAAGCTGGCATTGGCCCAGTACGTTTTTTCGGTCTGACCTTCCACGCGAAACCCAATGAAAGTTTTGTCGGCTTTGAACTTGGTATCAGCGCGGATTGCTTTCGCCACTTCAGCAAGCTCGGTGTCATTTAGTCGCTTGGGCAGCACGACCTCAACTTTACGTGGACGCCCTTCGCGAAAATCGTCTTGGGTGATGGTGTACGCGGAGGGTAAAACGGAGCGTTGTACGGGCCTCTCCGCAACCGGAGCCTTGTCGGCAGGTTTGTCCTTATCACCGCCTGAACACATCGTGACAGCGCTAGCGATGATTACCAGGAGGATAAGCAGCCCTAACACCTGCTGCCCGACGGTCACTCCTGGGTTTTTTACACCACAGCTTGGGCAGACCCTTGCGGATGCGTCCACTGAGTGCTTACAAGATTTACAAGGCTTGAGCGCCATTCCACTGCTCCTTTAACTTCCATGAAAAAGCCGACCTTCTTGGTCGGCATGCTATTCCCACTTGCCCGAGCAGCCGAGCTTCTCAATTGCTGGCTTTCTTTCCGCTAGACATCGCAACGCTCGCGAACGCTGAGGCCGTGCGTAGCAGTACCTGCCGGTCTGCATCACTCACTTTTTCGTAAGCCTCAAGCAGCTCCAATGCATCAGCGCTGATGCTTTCAGCGGTCTGAGGCTTACGCTCACCGGTCACCACATAAAGAATATCCACGCCCTGAGCCGACACCGCAGCCAAATAGTCCGCGTCTGGGCTGCGGTCACCCTTTTCGTAGTTGAACTGAGAAGTTTTGGCTACCCCACCAAAAGCAGCAAATTCCGCTTGATTGAAACCAAGCCGGACACGCTCCTCCTTCAGCCTTTCACCGATATTCAACAAAACGACCCCTTATTGAGTTGACTATTCAACATTTGTTGAATATTCTTCTCCTGTCATCACACGAAACCACACGAAACGAGACTATGCCGAACGCATCCCCCATCGAGCAAGCATGCCAAGAGGCCCGTGATCGTCTCGCACGTCTCGGGATTACGGCCAAAGACTGGGCCGAAAAAAATGAGTTCAACCCATCGACGGTCTACGCGGTTTTGAACGGACAGAAAAAGTGCTTGCGTGGCGAAGCTCACCGCGCCGCCGTACTGCTCGGTATCAAAGACGGCGTGATTACAAACTAGGGCCTCTGGCTCCAAGGGGATACCAGAAGATGAAACGCCCAGTTCTAGACAGCAGAAAGAGCGTCGTCATGGCCGTCATCGGCGCCTACCCAGGTGGCCGCGAATACGCCTCGGCAGACCTCGGAATGCCGCTCAAGAAGTTCGACAACCAAGCCTACGAGAACGCCGGCAGTCGCCCGCTCACCGACGAACACATTCACCGTCTGGAGCAAGTCGCCGGCACCACGTTCCTGGCTGACTACATCGCCTCAATGTACGGCGGCATGTTCGTGCCGTTGAGCCTCCCGGAGAATCTGGACAACGTGGAGTTATACAGCCGCTCGCTCAAGGCTTCGGCCAAGCGCGGCAAGGTGGACCAAATCATGTCCGCCGCCCTTGACGATGGGGTCATCGAAAGACGCGAAGCCGACGCGATCATCGCCGCCCTGCTCACTTACATGTCCGCCCGCTACGCCGAAGTGTTCGCGACCATCCAGCTGTACAGCCAGGGAGCTGTCTAGTGAGTACTTACAAACTGGTCTGCCCCCACTGCCACGGCCGTATGCGTATCCGCACCAGCGAAGGCCAGCACATTTTTCTGCGCATCACCTACATGCAATGCACCAACGAAGTGTGCGGCTGGGCGGTGCGTGCTGAGTTTCAAATGACCCACGAACTAAGCCCCAGCGGCATGCCCAACCCTGCTGTAAAGCTGCCCGTTGCAGATGTGGTCATTCGTCGCCAGGCAATGAAAACCGTCAACGATCAACCCGATCTGCTGGATCGACTGGATATGGAGGCCGCAACTGTATGAACACCATCGCCCTGACTACCAACCCCACCAGCGACTACCGCGCCGCGATGCAACAGGCCGCAGTTGCCTACCTCTACCGCCACCGTTGCGAGCACTTGGCCGGAGACAGCCATTTGCTCGACAACTGCACGCGGTATCTGACGCTGTCGCTTGAAGTTCCCCAGCACCTGGTGCAACGCATCGCTGAACTGGCTGTTGCCGAGTTCGAAAGCATGACCTGCAACCGTATTGCTTGGCTCGGTATCCACCCCAGCAGCGGCCCATACCATCCGGTCATTCTGCTGCTGGACAACTGCACCAACCAGCGCTACCCCGTCTCGGCACGCTTGCTTCCTACGCGCCTGCTGCTGACCCGCAACCTCCCGCACTAAACCGAAATCATTCCCTGATGGATGCCCGCACCGCGTGGGTAGGGGAAATTTGCAACTTACTGGTGGCCGAAATGAGCAAAATCACCATAAAACTGGAGCTGGACGAACAGCAGGCACAGCACTACCTGCTGTGGTTGACCAGCCAGTATGAAGTCACGATGGCTGATATTTGGTACTCCGACCGCTACCGGAATGTGCCGAGTGGTCAGCGGGCGCCGAAGGTGCTTGAGGACTTGCCCTACCTGGCTGGCATTTGCAAGACGCGCAGCGAGCTGAAAAAACAGCTCGTTGTACCTACTGCGGAGCGTCCGCAGTGATACGTAAGCCAATGGAAGATCAGATCCGGGCTGACGTACTTCAGCGTCTGGAGTCCGATTACGGCCTTCAGCACATGACCGGCACGCATTACATGCGCAAGGGCACCTGCCCCCAGTGCAATCAGAAACGCCTGTTCTCGCGTCACGATGAACCATGGTTCATACGCTGCGGCCGCGAGGAAAAATGCCGGTATATGGCTCCGACCAAAGAGCTGTACCCGGACCTGTTCGACGACTGGAGCAAGCGAGCACCGGCTACCCGCGATGAGCCAGCCGCAAGCGCAAGAGCGTATTTGTCGTTTGCGCGGGGCTTTCATGTCGAGTTGCTTGAGGGGTGGTACACCCAAGAGAGTTACTTTGATCGCGACCTGAATATCGGCTCCGCAACGGTCCGCTTTCCCCTAGAACATGGTGGGTACTGGGAGCGCTTGATTGATCAGCCCTCCCGCTTCGGCAAGAAGAAAGCACGCTTCCAGCCCCTCAAGAGTTACAGGGGGCATTGGTGGTGCCCACCGTGCTTGGACCTGTTGGAAGTGAACGAACTGTGGATCGTTGAAGGCATTTTCGATGCCATTGCGCTCATTCAAAACGGTATCTCCGCCGTCGCCGCCCTGTCATCAAACGCCTTTCCAGAAGAGTCGCTGAAGGCGCTCATCACCGCTCGCGGCGGCCAAACTCCCAAGTTGGTTTGGGCCTTGGACAACGAGCCAGGCGCTCACAAATACACCCGCACCTGGGTGAAGCGTGCCCGCGAGCTCGGCTATACCTGCGACGCCGCCCAGGTCACACAGCCGGATGCACGCAAGGTTGACTGGAACGATCTGCACCAGCGCTGGGCCTTTATCGACGACGAGAAAGCCCGCGCGGAACGCATCGAAAAAGACCTGAAGGAAGCCCGCCACCAGGGCGCCCTGCTGATCGCAGACAGTGCCAGCGACAAGGCGTTGCTCATGTACCAGTGGCGCGAGCGCGAGGAATTTCACTTCTGCTTCGACTCCCGCCTGTACTGGTGGAAGTTGGACCTTGCGAAATACAACAGCGCCAAGCAGGCCTTGGAGAAAAGCGACGACCAGGAAGCCCAGGTACTGAACGAAAAGCAGCTGCGGGAGAAGGCGCTGAACGTGGCCGGCTGCGTCGTAGAAATCGCCAACTGCTACCCCAAAGCCCTCTATTTCCAGCGCAACGAGATTACCGACGAATCCTGGTACTTCTTCCGCGTCGACTTTCCTCACGACGGTGGCTCAGTGAAAAACACCTTCACAGGCGGCCAGGTCGCTGCCGCCAGCGAATTCAAAAAGAGACTTCTCGGCATGGGCGCCGGGGCCGTGTTCACCGGCAGTGGACAACAGTTGGACAAACTCATGAAAGACCAGCTATTCGGCATCAAGACCGTACAGACCATCGACTACGTGGGCTACAGCAAGGAATACCACTGTTACGTGTTCAACGACGTTGCCGTCCGCGAAGGCCAGGTGATCCACATTAACGAGGAGGAGTTTTTTGAGATGGGCAAACTCAAGCTCAAGACCCTGCAAAAGGGTGTGAAGATCGATCTGGAGAAGGACAGTAAAAAATACGACCAACAGTGGCTGGGGCTTCTGTGGCAGTGCTTTGGCGCCCAGGGAATCGTCGCGCTGACGTTCTGGTTTGGCTCACTGTTTGCTGAACAGATCCGCAGCCGCTACCAGTCGTTTCCGTTCCTTGAAGCCACGGGCGAGGCCGGCGCCGGTAAAACCACATTGCTTACCCTGCTCTGGAAACTGGCAGGCCGGGACGGATACGAAGGGTTCGACCCGTCCAAGTCCACCAAGGCCGGCCGTAGCCGCCTGATGGGCCAGGTATCGGGCATGCCAATCGTGCTGCTGGAGTCGGACCGCAGCGGCGATGACAAGGCCCACGCCAAGACCTTCGAATGGGACGAACTCAAGGACTACTAAGGCGGGGGCACACTCGCGACCAAGGGCGTCAAAACCGCCGGCAACGAAACCTACGAACCGCCGTTTCGCGGCACGATCGCCATCAGCCAAAACGCCCCTGTGGTCGCATCTGAAGCGATCATGACCCGTATTGTGAAACTGCACTTTGTGCGCCCGAACGTGACGCCAGAGAGCCGAGCGGCGGCAGATCGGCTCAATGCCCTGGAGGGCTCGACGCTCAGCAACTTTGTCTTGCAGGCCGTTCGCAAAGAGCTGGAAGTGATGGAGCTGTTCGCCCAGCGCATCCATGGCTACGAGGCGAAGTTGCGCAACCTGCATTCGCATTGCTTTGCCTGCGAGACACCGTTTCAGGACGAGCAAGCCGATTGTCAGCACTGCGGCAACAAGCTGCGTGGGTACATCCGGGTCGAGCGAATCAACAAAAACCACGCCCAACTGCTCGCCCTGCTCGACTGCCTGCGCATGGTGGTGCCGCTCACCGAACCGCAGATCAGCCACACCCGCACGCAGATAATCCGCATGGCGATTGAGCGCCAGTCCTCGATCAGCTCCGACCATCCGGTAGTGGCTGAATTCTGGGAAGTGTACGAATACCTGGAAGGCCTCGACGCCGACGGTCCCGTGGTCAACCACAGCAAGAAAGACAACATCATCGCGATCAACCTCAACGACTTTGTGAAGTGCGCGGCCGAGCATCGCCAAAAGATTGCCGACGTCAGCGAGCTGCGCGAGCGCCTGAAAGACTCCCGCTCGCGGAAGTTGATCGACACCAATAAAGCAACGGACAGCGCGGTTCGTGCCCACCAGGCCAAGACCAGCAACGCAGTCATAACTAAACAACCCATCGTGAAGTGCTGGCACTTCCAAGCCTGACCAAACATCCGCAGACGCTGCAACGCCTGCCACCCAAAGGAGAAGCACCATGCACGTACAAGTCATCACCGGTGACGGCCAACAAGGCGAAACCAACCGCCTTCGGCACCTGAAAGAGCTGAAGGAATGGTTTAACGAGTCCGGGAATATCGTTCACGCCGAAGCATACGACCCAGCCGGCCTGGTCGCGATCCTGGAGGTTCGCGCGGTAAGCGACAAAGAAATTCTGGTGCTTGAGTGCTGCCGGGAACAGATCCAGGCAGTCCTGGAATGGCAGTCAGCAACAGATGAGGTTGTTGAGTTTGAAAACCTGCTACTGCACCTGGTGCGGAAGCAAAACCCACTCGGCGAAAGCCAGTAAGAAGGTGGTGCCGAGGGGCTGCAACCCCTCGACACCGACCACCCAAAGGAGAAGCACCATGCAAGTGAATCAACCCAAAGGCGGCACCGCAGAGGCTACCACAACCCCGCTGGCTGTCGGCGACAAGGTCAGCTACGTCGCAATGAGCGGCGGTGGTCGGGAATACCGTCTCAGTGCACGTACCGGCGTGATTGAAGCGATCGGTGGCGGCGTTGCCACCTTGCGCACCGCGAGAGGTCGCACCATCACCCAACCACTCGAAAAGCTGACACCGGACGGCCAGCCCAATGCACTGACGCGCATGCTCATGGGAGGTTAGCGTATGACGGTATTCCTTCTGCTTTACCTATGTGCAGATGCAACCCGAACGGATTGCCAAGTGGTGAAGGCTGATAGCTGGAATGGCCCTCTCGCCTATGAGCAATGCACCGCCGTCGTGCCTGGCCTTACCGAGGCCCTGACTGCGCCCAACCGAAAGCGGCATCGGTTCGTTTGCGAGACCCAGGCTAATGACGCGAAACCCGCAGAACACAAAGCGCCGCCGGCGTTCATCCATCAATCGTTTCGGATGTAAGGGGCCATCATGAATACAGCCTTCATTCTCATGGCCCAATACGACGGTCAGGCGATTATCCCGCTGGAGTTGGTGTGCAGGGATTACTTCACACACCTGACGCCTGACATGTTCCAGCGCAAGGTGATGAGCGGTCAGATCAAGCTGCCCATCACCCGCCTGGAAGGTAGCCAGAAGTCAGCCAAGGGCATCCACCTAACCGACTTTGCTGCCTACCTTGACCTACAGCGCGCAGCCGCTGTGAAGGAACATAACCAGCTCAACGGGATAAAACACGCCGTTTGA